AATACATTACCATTTGTAAAATCTGTTAATTGAAATGGTTCTGCGTTAGAAGCCGATACAAAGGCAATTCCAAACGGTATTTTATTTCTTAAATGTCTTAAAGTATTCATTGATAAAACCACCTTATTACCCCTGTTTATATAATCCTTATATTCAATATCAAAATACCAAGATTGTTGCGTTGCATAGTAATACAACTTAAATAAAGCAGTTTCATTATTATCTAATTTTAATATTATTTTTTGTCTGGGATTAGATGTTATTGATGTGATTACGTCCATTAATGTGTCCTTATTCCTGTTGCATTTTCTACAAATTCACCTATTTTAACTAGCCCGTGATAAGTTGTTTTTGTAGCATCATATAAAAGTGGATGTCCTTGTAATGCTTGTTTGGTAGCATTTTTTACTTTATCTCCTACTTGGTTGATAACTTCTGTGGCCTTGTTAGTTGGAATGTTATTTCCGGTAGCTTTTCCTTCAAAAACTTCTTTTTCTTTCATTACGTCTACGGTTGGAATAGAACCTATCGCTGCAAACTTTTTAGGGTCTAATGTACTTGTTTGCGTGCTTGCCATTCTAACTTCTTTTATTGTAATTTCTATGTCTGATATAAAGTCATTATTCCCTTGATGTGATGATACAGATTGCAAGAAATATTTCTTTTCATATTTAGGCTTGCTAAATAATTCCGATTCATAGTTAAATTTAAGATTTTCAAGATTAACTTCAATTCTGTTTTGTAAAATATAGTTTAATATTGATACTAATTCTTGTTGTCTTTTTCCACTTATAGGATTAGGGTCTGTTATATCTTTAACCATTTTTGCGTATCTATTGTAACTTGATTCAACTTGTTTAACTACATTTATAGCTGCCTGTGTATAGTTACTTACAACGCCGGAGATAGCCTTTATAGGTTTCATAGCATTTAAAGTTTTTTGTAATAATGGATGATTGTTTTTAATTTCGTCTCCTAAATATCTTATCCATTCAGAACCGCCTTTGAAAACAACTTCACCAACACATCCCCTTAACCTATATATTCTAGGTTTTATTGCAATATGGTCTTGTACAGCATAATTACTTTCAACAAAATTATCAGTGATTGCTGCCTCAGTTGTTAATGTTTCATCATCAATATAATCAAATAACAAAGCAATACCTGTTTTTTGAATTTCAGTGTAAACAAGTCCACCTTTTAAAGTTCCATTTAATACATCTTCTTGCATTTTTATTACCTATATTGATATTGTGTGTATCTATTAATTGCATTGTTTAGTTCGTTAATCGCTGCATTAGCTGGCTGAGGATTTGAAAAGAAATTATTTGTCATATTACTTTGAATATTATGATACTGATATTTAGGCTGTTCTACCGGGTCTGTTTCTAATCCTTCATCCTTGTTATCTTCTTTATCAAAAAATCCTTTAATTGCATCCCAAATAAGAGGAATAAATAACACGGCGTTTGCTATTGTTCCAAAAACCGGGCCACCTAAAAACGCTCCTGCTCTACCTGCTGCTGTTTTGCCTACTGCTGCTTTACCAGCTCCTGCTATTGCTTTGCCGCCAAGTAGTCCTGCGACCAAGCCACCTGTTTTACCACTTTTAGCTAATCCACCTGTTAAAGCGGATAAACCACCTAAACCTAATAATGTTCCAAGTGCTTGTATTGTTCTTATCACTTGTCTACCAGCTAACAGTAAAAGAACATCTTTTAAAACATTCAACCAAGCTGGATTCTTATTAAATAAATCCATAACTTTTTCTGTAATGTTAGCTACATTAACTGCAGTTTTTGATAAAAACTCCATTATTTCTTGAACTACTGGCAATAAAGCAATAGTTATTTTTTGTCTTGCTAATTCCCAACGCATATTATTTTTTTGTTGTTTTTCAGTATATTTAGCAAGCATATAGCGTTCTTTTTCAGTAAGTTGTAATTGTTGAGATGTTCTCAAATATTCTTTAAATTTTTCATCCGATAAATCAATGACATTAAGCCATTCTTGTGATAATCCAAGTTGATTTAATATATCTGACCTTACAACCTCGCTATATGGTTTTAATCTTTGCCTTAGAGTGGCGATTAGCTGGTCTGATTTCATTCCCATTGGCATTATGCCTAACTGAGAAAATATGCCAGTATTTTGTCCTTTTGCATAATCATATATACGGCTTTGTAAGCTTTGTAAATCACTTGCAACTTGTTCTGGAGCTAAATTCATTCCGGATAATCTTGCAATACCTGCCATCCTTTGCAATCTGCCAATAGAAATTCCTGTGGATTTTTGGAACGTAATGTATTGCTGATTAGATTTTAATAAGCTATTACCCATTCTGTCTATCACGCCAATAGCTAATGACATTGCACCAATCATTTTTGTTGTAGTGCTAATAGTTTGCATCATTGACGTATTTAATGATGTATAGCTTGTTTTTGCAGCGTTCAATTTTTCAAGTCGTACTTGTTGTGCAAAGTTTTCTTTGATTAATTTTTTTTCGTGTTCCGATGAAGCCTTACTTAACTGTTTTAAATATGAAAGAAGCCTACGAGATTTTTTTTCGGCTTCTGACATTTTTGTTATAGCTTCATCTAGACCTTTTAAGTCTCCTTGTGTACCTATTTTTATTATAAATTCGCCTAAGTTCATTTTTTAGCCTTATTCAACTCGTAAGCTGTGTTTTTGTATTGTCTTGACATAATTTCAAATTGATATGCCTTTATCACCTCATCTGCCGGTGCTTTATATGCGATACTGGGATTGCTATTATACCATCCAGCCTTGCATATAGTATATATTATAACATCTTCTTTGCTTACATTGTACTTAACAATTGGGTTAATGAGTTGTTCTTTATATGGGTTTTCCAAGTAGAAATAAGGCTTTTGATAAAAGGGCGGAGGTTTTCCTCAACGCAAGCAAAAATTATTTCATAATAATCTTCTCTTGCTTCGGGTACGTCTTTTCTATCAAATAATTCTTTATCTATTTTATAAACCTTCTTATAAGTACAATATTGTAAGCAATTAAATACTGCATCTTGAAAATCTTCGGATGTATCGATTCCAATTAAAGTATTTTTTACAAAATCTATCATTCCGGTAAAGTCTAATTCTTTTTCAAATAAACTATTTACATCACCAGTTAGTTTAATTCCCATTGGTGATTTTTTAAGTTCGTTTAAAATAACTTGTTTTAGTCTTTGCACATCTTCCATTGGTGCAACGTTGATAATCACTTTATTTTTAGTGTTAGTACATTCAAATTCTTTCATAAATCTCCTTCTCTTTTAAGTCTAAAAAAGGTGGGATAAACCCACCTTGTTAAGCAATAGAACGTTCAGCGTTAGCAAACTGTATAGTATATTCTACTACGGCTTGCTGTACATCACCGTTTACGTTTGATTTAACATTAGGATTTCTTTGTATTAATCCACCTTTTAGTAAATAAGTATTGTATGAAATTTTTCCGTTTCCATCACCAACCATTTTAACAACTGAACCATTCATTAAAACAGTTGAAGCAAATCCTTCTGTTTTTGGTACTAATCCGTTTAATCTTTTATCATCATTAGATGACATTAAAACTCTAACGGTTAATGTTGCATTTCTTCCTGATTCATCATAAGCAAATATCGTATTTCCGTTTTTGCCTGTTTGCATTGAAAATAAATCGTTATTTACTTCTAATGTACCTATGTCGCCATCAGCGAAGTCTTTTAACGGTATATCATTTAAAATAATGATATCTTGTCCTGTTAATGCGTATGAACTTCCCATTATATTCTCCTATCTTTGTATTTGAACTATTAAATTTGAACTGTGGATTGCGCCTGAAAGCTTGATGGCTATTTGTACTACCGGAGCAATTCTTTGTTCTCTTTCTGCTTGAGATTGTTCTGCAATTGGCAAGCTATAAATATAATAGCCTTTTTCTTGGATATTTCTTTGAAAGTCTTCTGGGTCGCCAAAGGGTATGCTATCATTCCATTTTAAGCCTTCACCAATAACACCATTTCTTACACCTTGTGTGCAAACAGTTTCATAAGCATTTTTAAGTCCAACCATACCTGATTCTGTTTGAGGAATCTTAGTATTGGTTTTTCTTAAATAATTAAATCCACTTACTTCTAATGCTTTTTTAAGCCATAATAAATTGGTAGCATCATCTGTATAATAACCATTATCAAATGAATAAACGCAACTTAAACCTTCAGTAGTAGCATAAATATCTACACCGTTTGTTTTAGCTAGATTGTAATATGTAGAGTTAATATTTCCATCAGGTTTAATTCCTGTTAATTCTTTTAAGTTCATTGTCAATGCAGTATTAGCACCTGAGTAATTAGTTGATTGAGCAATTGTTGCATATGTTGCGATAGCTTGCTTACATATATTTGCACCTTCATCGGTTTTTGCTAACAATCTAGTTTTTGTATCTCCAGCTGCCTTGATAGCTGCACCAAGCGTGCCAATGTTTTTAAGTGATTGAACACCTTCATAATAAATATGGTCTTTTGCTTGAATTGCTGAAGCTGCTGCTTGGATACCTGCATTATCCATTATTTGAGTAGTTAAAACACCACCGAAATATCCTACTTCTTCAGCTTGTGCAAGCGCAGTACTTAGTGTTGTTCCAGTTTGTGCTGTACCTGTTGCTGTTACTTGGCTTGCACCATTGAGGTAAGATGAACCGTAAAGGTCTGTTCCGCTTCCTGCTGCTGTGGCTTTTAGTGCAACTGCTGAACTTGTTCCATAAGTTCTTGATGTAAATTTAATCTTATTTGTATCAGCTATTGCAATATCACAATCTAAGTATTGATTATTTAATACATCTATAATATCCTGTACTGTACTAATTTTAGATAAATTTAATCCGGAGCAAGTGTAATCAACAGTATCAATCGTAACTGTTAAATCAAATAAACCCGATACACCTTTAATTGCAGCAATGATTGAATCTGTTATAGCAATAGTTGTTGTTGAACCGGCTGTGGCATTTGTTGCTGTATATGGAAATATTAGAACTTGTCCATTGCCTGTTCTTAAATTAGGAACTGGAGTAAATAGTGCTTGTGCCATTTTTGCTGTTAATGAATCAGTTCCATATTCATTAATCGCATCTTGTGCATTTACTGCCCAAATATAAGGATTAGAGCTTAATGGTGCTTCATTTGTAAGCAAACAAATAGTGTTAGTATTGTATTCACCTAATCCCTTTGGAGTAGTAGAAACACTAACATTAATTGTGTATGAAAGAGGTACCGTTCTTGTCATTTTTCTACCTTTCTATATAATTATATATTCTATTTTAACATTTTTAATTATTTATGATTTGGTTATTTTCTATTGTAAAATCTGCAAATATATCGGTATTTGTATCTCTTGCTTTTGTTCTAAATGATTGATAGTAATCAACTTCTTTAGTATACTTGTTCCAACATAAACATTGGAATCTTATTGTATATCTGTTTATTTCCGAACCACCATCAAGCCCTGATAGGTTTACTGCATCGGATATTTTGCCTATTCTAAATTGATATTTATCTTGTAATTGCTCTGCATAAGTACTACCTAAACACGCTTGAACCTCAGGATATCTTATACGGGCATCATTATTTTTGGAATAGATATCAATCTGTATAGTTCTATCTTCATTTATATAAACATCTTCATAGTATTTTGTAACATCTTGTATTACTTCTTGTCTGTGGTTTAATCTATTTGAAAATATCCTATTTCTTAACGTGCTAATAGTTATTTGAATGTTTGGAGTATTAAACAATTTTATATTTTGAGATTTTATCATTACACAAGGAATTTCATTACCTTGTGAGTCATACCCCCAGTTAGCAGGCAAGTTAAGTTCTTTTTGTATTAAATCAACAAAGATTTTTTCAACTTCTTTTTGCATTGCTATTCCTCATAATCTAATACAATTTCGTATGTTATATAACCATAAATATTATAATTTTTAACCGCCATTACTTTATAGCGTTGTCCTTGGAAAATTATTTTGTCTTGCGTTTGTAGATTTAATGTACCTGATTTAGCGTGAATCCAATACCAAGACCAGCTTCTTTGTCCTTCTGGTTTAAATTGAAGCTCATCATCTCTTAATGGCTGCCATACGCCTAAAAAATTAATTGTTTCTTCGGCTTTAACTACATCACCATCTACTATTGATTGAGTTATCTTTATTAAGTTTAATGGAACTTCCCATCCAGTTAAAGTATTTCTCATTTGTGGAAGTCCATTCTGTAAATTTCTATATTTTTCAAAATTAAATACTCTATTAAACATTTTAATTACCTTCAACATCGAAAGCTATTTGACTTCTTAAATCGCCATTATCTATAAGAGGTCTACTACTTCCTTTTTGTTTTATTGTAATAGGACTATTTGCAGGCCATTCACCGTTTATTCCACTATTATTAAAAGCTTTTTGAATTTGCAATAAAGCTGTTTCGCCTATTATATTAGCCAATTCTTTCATTATATCCTTATCGCCAAATTCTTCTACTATTGATTCATCGCCTACATAGTCATAAATAGCTTTTCTAAATTCAGGATTTATAATTGGTTCATAAAGCCAACTTCTAGCAGGGATTTTAATGCTTGTAGTTGATTTTTTAAGATTAACCCCAAACTTCCATCTAAAAAAGTTTCTGAGTTTATCAGTGACTGGTATTTCTGCACCATATTCTTGAACACATCCAATTGCAGCTAAATCCATATTTTCAGATACTTGTTTGTTATTTTCTGCCAGTATTCCTACTTTGACAGTATAATGTTTAGATAGCATATTTGCTATCTTTTTCATTCTACCTGTTAAAAGTTTATTGCTGTCTTTGTGTTCCATTAGGCTATTGTTGTACCTCCACGGAATAACATTACATTACCAATTAAATATGGGTAAAGCAATGAACTATATTTAATTCCATATCCAGTCGTACAGTATATTGATAAAGCAGGGCTATTTTGAATATATGGTGGTATTGTATAACTTTCACTAACACTGCCAACACTTTTACTTGTTGTAATTCCTATATTAGTTCCACCTAAAGCATTTTGAAAATCAACGGTTAAATAGTGAGCTGCTAAAAACAAAAATACTCTTAATGCAGTTGTTTCATCCGGGAATAAACTTTCATTAAAATTGATTTCAGCTTCTCCATAAGCCTCTAAAATGTCCGAATCTTGTGTGTAGTTTAAAACACTGTCATTATATAAATCCCAATCAGCTTCTACTGTTGGTAAATTAGTTGTAGTTTGTTTTTTACATTTATAAAATTTTTGAGTAACAGTATAGTATACAATATCGTCTTTAAAATATGTTTGTTCTGTTTCGTAGGTAATATCCGATAAATACATCGGTGTAAATCTAGGAAATTGTGTTTTGAATGCGTCTTCTGTTAAATTATCAAAAATGCTCATTTTGTTATCCTTTTAAATAAAGTAGGAGGTTTCCCTCCTACGACTTTACATTGAAGAACCTTGTATATCTTCAATCGAGAAAGAGGTTACTTTTTAGATTTTCTACTTTTTTTTAATTCTTCAACTTCTTTTTTTAATTCTTTTACTTCTTCAATATCAACATATTCTTCTACTTCAGGTTGAGTTTTAAGAATGTTTGCTGCTTTTGAATCTTTTACATCTAATACTTCACCTGCTTTTAGTACAACATCAAAAGCTATGTAATTTCTAGGTGATTTATTTATTAATTTCATAGGTTCTCCTTTTTAAACAAGCAGGGTACGTTTTGTACCCCGCTTAAATTATCAATTACAATACTTGTTGGTCTGCGTATAATACCGCACCAGTACGTTTTACGTAAGGTGTGATGAATTGTCCGTGTGCTTGTGAAATTAAATCTAATGCACCTTGTGGGAACAATGGCATTGGAGTATAAGGTACAGGCAAGTATGAGCAGATATTATCAGCATCTGCATTGTAGAATACATATCTTGCACCATTTCCAGCTGCGTTTGCAGTATCACCATATTTAGCGTGAACAATTTTGAAGTCGCCACCAACTACACGTTTGAACGCGTCTTCTAATACTTGAAGTCTATTCAAGCCAAATGTGCCATAAGGTTTAGTTAATGCGTAGAAGTCTGAAGTAGGCATTAACAATCTGTTGAAGTTCAAAGTATAAGCTGAGTTTGCACCGAATGCGTTTGGAGCTGCTGCTAAGAATGTATCAAATTGAGCATCTGTCATTGCTGATAATTTAGCAGTGATTAAAGTAGTGTCTACTGTTACATTAGGTTGATTTAATAAGCCGTATGATTTGCCATCACCTAAGCCTTTAAACCAAGCATCTTGTAACATTAAATCCCATACTTTTTTACGAGCTTTTTCGTTTTCTTCAATTATTGAGAATGTTTCAGCATTGATTTTGCCAATATTTACAAGTTCATTAGAAACTTCGTAAGTCCATCTCCAGAAGTTATTTTTAAGAGTTAATGTGCCAATTTCGATTGTTGAATTAGCATCTTTAGCAATACCATTAGAGAATGGATTTACAAGCCCTTGGATACCTGCATTTGCTTTGTAGTTAACAGCATATTGTAATAATTGAGTTGCATATGCACCTTTACCTACTTCAATAGGGCAGAAGTCGGATAGTTTTTGTCCGTTTAATTCATAGTATAAAGTATCAATTACACCTGCGATAATGTCAGTTGTAGTTGTGATTACTTGGTCTAAACCTGTTGAAGCACCTACGCCAGAGTTACGGACAACACCAGCAAGGTTTTTTCTCATCATATCTTTATGTTCTTCTAAAGAATATGCACCTATCATTTTTGTCATTGTTGTTTCCCTTTCTAACCTGCTGCTTGTACGCCTAAGTTAAAGTCTAGTTTAACTTGGATTAAGTCGCCTGCTGCACTTGCTGCGGTTTCTGCTACACCAATATAAGCATAAGTTGCAGTAGTTGAATCGTCAACTTTTCTAGTTGAAGCATTGAACTGTAATTTAGCACCAACTGCAATTGCTCCAGCTGCTACCATAAATACAGAATCGCCTGATTGTGCAAGTGCTACAAAATCACCTACACCGTGAACGTTTTTAACTGCATCATAAACAACCATACCATAAGGTACATCTGTAACTGCTGCTGCAGCAACTACAGGATTAGTTGTTGAAGTTGATGAGCCATAAAGTTTTACAAAAGAACCTGCTGTAACTGTATCAGTTGAAGTTCCTGAGTAAAATTTAGCATTGTGAACGTGCGGTTTGTTAGGCATATAAGCATACATACCTTCAGCCGGTTTAGTTCCTGCTTGTGTTAAAGAAAATGCTTGAGTCATTTGTTATTCTCCTTCTATTAGAACTTGTTACCTTCTTCTAGTCTTTCTTTTCTAGAAATATATAATTTTTCTTCTTCTACTTTGCCGTTACCACCCATTACAAGGTCTTTCATTGAGTTTTTAACTTCTTTTTCTTCTTCT